TCAGGAACATCGCGTAGCGTGCGTCCTCATCCAGCTTCTCGAACTCAGCCTTTAGCTCCTCTTCGGAAGCTGCCTTGACGCCAGCAGCACTTGCAGCAGCCATTAGTTTCCTCCTTGCTGTTTCCTTGGCAGCCGCAGAGATGTTCGTCTGCGGTAGCCTTGATAGCGCGTTCCGAACATGTGGCGCATCTACTTTACCACTTCCGTCCTTATAGGGAAGGTGTCTGAGACTTCTTGGGGTTGTTTTTCCTTCTCCATCTTTTGTTCCACCTGGCTCGATATAGGCGAACGAGCTATCTGGTAGGTCATTGATGAACGCCGCCGTCCACTCAGCCTCCTCAAACTCCTTTTTGACCATGATGAACTTTTCTTTTATAGCAGGAGCGACAGTAAGAGACAGCTCAATCTCGTCAATGTCCTGAAGCTCAACATCCATCAAACCTGCACCCGCGATTCAAGTGACACACAATTTTCTGATGTTGTCAAGACCTATTGGCCAACTTCCTTACGCTCGCCAGGAGGAGGTCGTCCAACCTTCTTTCGAGCGAAACCTCTAACGCTGGTTCCTACATATTCACCACTTTTTATCTTCTTCCACACTTTATCATTTTGAACCCACAAAACTGTTACCCATGTGCCCTCAGGGAGAGAACGCTGATTGCCCTGGTGGTCAACAAAGTCCCAGTCGTAGGGCAAAACGTAAGACTGCACAGGAAAGACACCTGGGATGGCCTTCTGATGCTCAGACCAAATCGGAACATCCTTGAGCAAGAAGTTGTGGGCGACTTTCATAATCGTCTCAGGCGTCTGCCAGTGGCCCTCACCGTCAACGGTGTTCGGGATCATATTTACTGACCAGACGAGATGTTGGTCTTCGCTTTTGGCCATGACGAAAAGCCGCTCATCGTCGTCAACAACGTTCTCTTCACTGAGCAACTTGTCAACGTGTATATCAGCAGAGTCTGGTTGGCTCTTTTCAACATGATTAAGGTCGAAGTTGGAGACCAAAATCTCAGGATCATCTCGCAATTTTCCAGTTGGGCCTAATGCCATCTGTCGGGGAACGGCTATCTTTGTAACCTGGAAGTCCTTTGGAATAACCTTAGCTATTTCACCTTCCAGTGATAGGATAAACTTGCCTTTGATGGTCTTCAGAACCTCAAGAAGTCTGTGGAGGTCTTTGCCTCCCCACTCATCGCTTGAGGCGCGACCGCCATGACCACCTTCATCCCATTTCCACTCCGTCGGGTACGGTGGGTCGAGGTAGAAAAACGTCTCTGGGCCATCGAACTTCTGAATGATGTCAACTGCGTCTCGGTTGGCGATGACAACACCCTTCAGCCGATCTCGTATCTGAGGTAGCCGAGACGCAACTTTCATCACCTTGCCCTCGTGACTGGCTGAAGGCTGCGTGTAGTTGCCGTAAGCAGAGCCTCGCATATACAGGAAGCGGTATAAACGGCCTGTCCTACCTGCTGCTGTACTCTTCTTCAATTGGTTGAAGCGGTCTTTGCTGATAGTCCAGTCCATCCGTTGTATCTTACGGACTTCACCATCATCAACAGTCTGTAGGTCTTTATACGTCTGAGCGATATCAACGTCCAGATCGTTCAAGACCTCACGCTCACTGGGGTCTTTGGCGAAGAAGACAGCGGCACCGCCTGCGTAGCATTCGACAAAGGTAGAGTGTTGCGGAATCATCGCCGCAATCTTCTTAGCAATAGCTCGCTTACCACCTGGACTACCAAACGCCTGCTGTGTAGATTTAGAGAAAGGCGCAAGTGTTCGTGGCTCGAACAGGTCACAGGTATACTCTGAATCAATATCACCTATAACCAATTTACAAGTACCTATAGCCGATTTCGGCGTCTCACCCTTACTTCGTACCCAAGCGGCAGCAGAAGTGGAGTCCCACTTACCCTTGTCGAACCTGTAGGATTGAACACGGGTCGTCTCTTGGCCTCTAGGACGACCAATTACAGCACGGATACCTTTTGACGCGCTGATACTAATCGTTCGGAAAGAGTCAGCTTGGAAATCATCAACGGGGCGGACTCTGACACGTATCTCGTTGGGTTTGACATCGACAGACTTAGACATCACAGCAACGTCTTCTGCTGGCACAACTCGACTGTCCAAACCCATCTCAGCGATCCTTGCAGTAAACGCTTCAAGTGCGTCTGTTATCGCCTTTGATAATCCAATGCGTTCATCTCTACTTAGGTGTCCCATCTCACGAAGATCGTCCATCGCTTCGGTATACGCTCGATGTATCCGAGCTTCGGCAATCGCCGCCAGTGTGGTATTAGTCTTGGAGAACGCTGCTTCAGAAACAGTCGAAGAGGGAACAAAAAACCGACAGGAACCACAGTCACCTTCTTCTTCACCCTGCGGCTCACGGTAATTAACAGATTCCTTATGTACCTGATGTGTCTTCTCAACCAACGAGAGAACCTGACCATCAGAGAGCTTGGTGACACCCGTGGGGAAGGAAGACTTACGCATCTCGTCAGTCAGTCCTATCAGGTAGATTCGGGAGATACCTGCGCTCTTAGCCATCGCAACAGTGTGGTTAGAGTTGTCACCGGACATGATGACAACATCAGCACCTAAAAGCTCACGTGGAAAGTCAGTGGCAAAGGGGACGTAGCCGACGTTGATGCCACAGCTCTTTATCATGTAGCCGTAGGCTTTCTCATACTCATTATGGGCCTTCTTTGCCACCTGAAACGGCTCAATCTCGAAGCCTTCTGTGGACAGTTTGCCTGCGCCCATGACGGGGATGTTAAACACCTCAGCGAACTCTTGAGCCTTCTTGATGATCTCTTCACTACGTTGAGTGAGAAAAAGGACATCGGGCTCGACAGGCAAATCAGTAGGAATGTCAAACAGAATGGTCTTATTAGGGTGCTCAACAAGCATCGAAGGCTGTTGTCCGGTTGACAGGAAATGGAAGCGCAGCTCAGACATCAGAGAGCACTCTCCACAGCAAAACTGATCTTCTCCGTTTTCCGCACCGTGCCACCGACGGTCATTTGTACTTGGAGAGTCCAAGCGGCAACCTCAGCAGCCAGCCAAGCGGAGGGAAGCAGATAGGTGATAATCCCGTTCACGCCGTCACTGATGACTGCATCGTCATCGGGGTCTGCGTGCCGATTAGTTGTCGCACCGCGTTTACGTAGGAGAACCTTTACGGCCTGTCCGGTGAGATTAACAGCAGCGCCAGTATCTTTGTCTTTGATGGTAAGTGTAAGAGTGTAAACTTCTCCAGCGAAGAACGGCCCAAACGACATCAGACCTCCTCATTTTTCAGCGATAAGTCGAGCACGACAGGTGTTTGGTACACAGTCGTACTCGTGGTTGCCGTATTTAGTATAGCAGATGTTTTCGTTAAACCAATGTTAGCACTGGGAGCACTGTCAAGCTGGAGGTTACTAATGGGTGAGAACAGACTCTGGAGGTTACTAACAGGTGAGAACAGTCTAAGGGTGGCTTCGATGATAACACCCAGACGACCGCGAAGGGTGTTGCCTCCTTTGAGCCGTGATTGTCGGTCGAGGCCGCGAACTCTAAATGGACGTGCCACTAGGTTGCCCCATCTATCTTTGCCAGACCGTTTAACAGCTTGAGTTCACCTATCTTCTGGCGTAGGTCTGGGTCTTTATCGGCAGCCTGCTCTAGAATCGGCACGGCCAGCGCCCAGCGCCGCTCGTGGGTGCGAAGCTGAAGACGCAGGCTCGTTGCCTCTGCCCGCGCCGCCTGTGCCTCAACAAGCGCCTCCTGCGCCACGTCCTGATACGTTTGGGCGATATCTACTCTCGTCTTGCCTCGCTGTGACAGCCATTGCAAGAGAGTAGGGACGCTCGCAACGACCAAGCCTGCGACCCCACCTAGAACTGCTCCCTCCGGTAGTGCCATCTATCGCCACCTGAGCCAGAATACAACCAGTAGACCCATAGCAGCGACGCTGTTGATAACCTGCGCATCTTCGAGCACAAGCAGAGCGAGGAACGGAGGGCGCAGGTAACGTAGAACGACGATGAGACCCATCATTGTCAACAGCGTCTCAACGATCCCTTGTACGGGGATTGGAGTCAGCCGCCGATAGGAGAGCCAGGCTGATATTATGCTCACCCAGAGGGCCGTCATCGCCAGCGTTCCCACCATATTTAACATCCTAACACGCTTCTACAGAGAACGCGGGGTGTATCTCCGCGATCCCGTGCGTCTTGTCCCAGGCCCACGTGCCTACAATGCACACATGCTCGCCCTCTTCCGGCGCGTGGACTCGCGCTTGATCTACGGGGACTATCTCGACGTGCAGCACCGGCCCGAACTTCTCCCGGTGCTCGTCGTCCACGGTCAGGTTGAACGTCACGTCCCCGTCCGCCGATTGGTCGGCCTCAATGTCGCCGCCTTCCTTGATGCTGTGGGCGATGCCGGACACGCTGACGCACTCACCCAACACCTCTAGTCGCTGCGGCCCCCAGACGCCGCGCAGGGGGTCGTCGGGGCATGGTGAGCCGCCGCCGCCGTCCGCGAACCTGAACAGCACGAAGCCGAACATTATCAAGGTGGCAGCAGCAGAAGCGACGAGCCTTTTCATTACGCCTTCTTCGCCCTTCGCTTCGCGGCTCTGGTCGGGGCGCTCGTCTTCTCCTCCACGACGATCTCCTGGGCGTCGAGCGCGGCCTGATAGATTGAGTAGGCATCCCGATTGAGCATGAGTCCGGTCGCCGTGTTAATAGCGCCCGTTAGTTCAGCCCACTGCTCGTCTTCCAGGAGTATCGTCGTCTTTCCGTTCACCAGCTTGTCGTGTATGGGCAGCCGTTTGGCAAGCTGGGCGAAGGTGAGGTTGGGTGAGGCCAGAATCTGGGCCAGCAGCCAGCCGGGAGTCCTAGGCTCTATCTTGATAGTGCCATCCGTCTGCTCCACGCGGATCGCGACGGGCACCATCGGCAGGGTTATCTTGCGCATCCTGTCCTCCTAACGTATCCGCGTCTTGCCCGTCAGGATGTAACGGGGCACGGCAATGAGCACGAGCCCTAAGCGGCTCAAGATGGTACTGCTTTTCGGGGCAACGAACCAAATTTCTGGCTCGTTTAGGCGAATAGTCACATCCTCAATGAAGCCTGTATCCGTCATCCTGTCCTCCTACGTTACGCTCGTCTGGCTCTCCAGCCGCGCCAGTTCTGCCCGGCTCTCCGCGTCCTGCTTGGTTCGCAGGTAGCGTATCGCATCGTCCAACCAGGTTTCCTTGAACCGGCGAGCGAGGTACTGCTTGACCGTGATGTTCACCCAGCCCTCAACGCCGATGTGCTGGGCGTTGAAGGCGTCGGTTAGCGCCTGCGCGATGGCGGCGTCCGCTGCTGTGTAAGTCAAGGTAAATGATACTTGGGCCATGTGTTCCTCCTAGACTGTAGGTACGGCGTAGAACGGGATGTAGTAGTCCCCGTCCACAATCGGGTTGGTTGCTTGGTCGTCCTGAACGTTTATCTTCAGATAGCCCTTGATGGCTCCAATATTCGGAAAGTCAACGGCGTCCACAAGAGCACGGTCGGCACTAGTGTCAGAGGTGCCGATGACCTTGATGTAGTCCTCATCCACATCGGCTTGGTCGAGAATGAGAACAGGCTTAGCCCCCGTTGTCGAAGCCTGAACTAGATGCAGCGTACCAGCGGGCGCGGCGATGGCCCCGATGAGCACGGCTGCTCCTGGGCTGCCCCCGCTTGGCCCCGCGATAGTCAGAGTGCCTGCCGCCAACTCCCAGATGGCCGAGCTAATGGTGCCCGCCAGCCCGAACCCCATCCGGTAGCGACCGTCGCCAGCCGTGCGGTCGCCCGCTCGTATGTCCATAGAGACGCCACCGCCGCCTAGCTGCATCTGGACCGCCACATCGTAGGCGTTGTTGGGGTTAAGGCCGAACGTGCCTACGTAGTCCCCGGCGACCTCCCAGTTGCCAAAGAACTTGACTTGAGGGGAAGAAGTGGCAAGTCGTATGCGAAGAGTCCCATCGCTGCCGTAGATGTCGTTGCTGGTAAGTTGAACACCGTCCCCGCCGAGTGTGAGGCGGCCCTTGCTGGCATGGCTGGTGGAGTCTATGCTTATCGTCCCCCACTGTGCGGCAGAGCCGTAGATGACGGGCGATGTGATTGAGGTTATCACGCCCAGCGTGGAGGAGACAGTCATGGCTCCCGTCATGACAATGTGGGGCGGGGTGCTCTTAACCGCTACCCGCACCACAGCAGCGGAATCGTTCAGCGTCACAGCGTTACCTGCGCCCGCGTTGAGGGTGACGCGAGCGAAGCCGCTGAAGTCCCGCACCGACTGCGCCGCCCCCAGTTTGATTCCCGCCGTTGCGGTAAGTAGGTCGGTCACCTCCAGCGTCGTGGGGACAGCCACCGCCCCTATCAGGATCACATCAGAGCCGGTGAGGTAAATCGCCCCCGTCATGCCGAGCGTGAACGTCCCCGTCCCGCTCAGGTCGAAGCTGTCCGTGTACATCAGCATCTGCGTGGAGGAGTTATCGAAATGCAGCTTGGTGATACCTCCGCAGGCGATTATCGTCCCCGTTCCCGCGTCGGGGTCGGGCACGATGGTGAGGTTGAACGTCCCTGAGTCCTGTACGGTGAGCGTGCCCTTCACGTCCAGGGCCGTCCCCGCCGCCGTAGCCGCCCCCACCATGAGGAAGCCGTTGACCGTGCTCGCCGCGCCGGAGTCGAAGCCACCCGTGAGCGTGGAGAGCCCCGTCACGCCCAACGTCCCCGTCACGTCCACGCCGTATTGCTCGATGCCGAGGACGGTCGCCAGCGCTCCCGCCTTCGCCACCTGGAAGAGGAAGGCCCCGTCCTCCGTGCCCGCCGCCACGTCGCGGGCCACTATCTTCAGGCGGCCAAAGTCAATAATCCCGGCAGCGCCAAGAACGAGAAACCGCAGGTATCCCTCGTCGTTGTTGACCGCAGTGCCTGTGCCCGAACCACGGTTCGCGCCGAAGTAGCCAAGCGGTAGGGAGGCTGCGTTGAAGTTGTGAATCGCCCCGATAGGTGCGGAGGTGGAGTAGCCCGCGTCGTTAGGGCACTGCGCCATAACAGCGGCATAGACGGGGGTAGACCAGACGAGGACGGCAATAGCACCCCCTGAGCCAGCTCGCAGGCTCCTCTGGCTGATGTCAAGAACCAGGTTTCCATTACTATCCTTGAGACCTACGTTTATGCCTGCGGGAATCTGGAACGAGCCGTCCTTGATGAGCGCGGTGTCGATGGTGACACCCGCCGCCGCTGTCCTCTCGATGATGATGTTGGTCTTGACACCAAGCACGCCAGCCGTCAGCAGCCCTGTAGCCACGGCCAGGGTCAGGCTGCTAGAGAGAGTGCTCGTAGTGGGGTCGAGCGTCAGGACGCCGGTAGCGTCAAAGGCGTTGGCGTGGAGGATGAACTGCTGCCCCGTCAGTGTGCCACCGGAGAGGTCTTGCGGGGGATCGCGGCCCACGAGGAGAGGGTGCTGCGTGTGGTCGTCGGCGGGCGCGTCGAGGCCGGTCAAGCCGCTATGGGCCAAGACGTGCGCCGAGCCGGAGTGAACCGCATCCACCGTCGGCGCACCCCACGT